CTCTTGTGTCACAGACTGTCAACCCCTTTCTTGTAGGCTTCATCCAGCTCTTTCAACTGTTCCTCGCCGCCGCTGGCCTTGATCTCGGTGATTTTCGCAAGGATGGCGTTTTTGCGTTCTTCGATGGTCATGCGTTCACCCCCAGAGCGGTTTCGATTTCGGATAATGCGGCTTCGTACTCGGCGTTCTGAGCAGCGAGAGCCTGATACTGCTCCCGCTCATACTCCCGCTGAGCGGTGTCCAACTCTGCCCACGGCTTCCATGGGGAGATCATCTCACCGGTGAACACCACGCCGTCGGCGCGTGTCCACGTCTGACCCGCCGGGATATAGCGGTAGCCCTCGATGTAAGCGTCGCACTTACCATCGAATGCGTCTGTCTCGATTGTGGTCAGCCCCTCGGCGGTGGAGGTGTGACACTTAAAACTGGAATCTATGTAAATCGTTTTCATGCGCCGCCCTCCTATTTCATCAATTTGATTTCCGTCGCGGTGTACGTAATCGTCAAATACGCGGTATGGTTACCGGCAAAACCGATACTGTGGAGCCCGGACAGGGCAGATATGTCAACCGTTACCGTGGTAAGACTGGTACCGATTGTTGAAGAAGCAACTGTGGACGAACCACTGTACACCTCCAATTTTGTATCGGAGCCGCCCGACGCTTTGCACGTCGCTTGAAGCGTGCTATACTCTGTCAGGTCAATTTGGCCTTTTGTACGTGCAGAAATGATTCTGTTGTTGTTGAAGTTATTTACCGACTTAACCGTCAATTCTGCTTCTGCAGTTACAGCGCTGTTCCCAGGCATTTCCCACTCACCGGCTATAATGTCGCTCGGGGCATTGGGTTTGAACAGGAACAACGCATAACTCAGTTCCACAGAGGTGCTCTGACCATCCGTGGTGATAGTTACAGCCTTGCTGTCGGTCTCCGCCCCACTTGTGGAGGTCACCGTCCACGTCCCGGCGTTCGGCACAATGCAAGCCCATGTACCACTGGTGTCAGGGGCGGATAGAGTCGTTGTGCCGTCAGAGCAAGTGCAGGTCGAACCGGCGGGATAGGTGATGTTAATGGTGGCTGCGAAAAATGCAATCACGGTTGAATAATCGGTTGTGACCACAACATTCTTTTGAGCAGTCTTGCCGTCGCCGGTGATAGTAACAGTCCACGTCCCGCTTGCAAGACCCTTGAACACCACCACGCCGCTGGTGCCGGAGTTCTTGGTCTTTGTCTTGCCATCCTTGGAAACAGTCACCGTGACGTTCGCCGGGGCAGTGACGGTAAGTGTGCCGCCTGTGCCGCCGCTGGCACCAAATCCATATAAAGGCACTGCAATGCTCATACGTACACCTCCACCGTAATCGGAATATTCACCGTGGGCTTGTCCTCAAGACAGGTAAACGTCAGCGTACTGCCCGACCGGGAAGCGAAGCTCACCATGCCGCACGCCTCTTTCAGCGCAAGGTTGATGTCCGTGTTGCTCCCGTACACTGGATAAGCCATCGCACGTTTTGTATCCGTCAGACCGGAGACCGTAACAGACTGGGTATACGGGGCGCTGGCAGACCAACCGGCAGCAGTTAACGTTGCAGTCTTCGCAATCGTTTTGGCATTACTTAACGCCGTATCTACGTACCCCTTGGTCGCGGCATCAGCGCTGTCCGTGGGCGCACCTAATGCTTTAATTTGATGGGAGTTCATGACAATATTTCCGGTCATTAAACCGCCAGCACTAGGCAATGCCCCAACATTTTCAGCTTCTAGCTCAACGTTGCCATTGGAGTTAGGTTCTTTGCCGCACACTTTGGATACAGCACCGGTGCCATCCAAGCCCATGCGGGAGACGGAGTAGGCATAAATCGGGGTTCCGGAATTGAATGTCATTGCAACTCGCGTCCACAGGTAAGCGCCCTGTGCTACCGTGGGAATGCTGCCTTGCCAGTTTCCGGACGGTATAACATTCCCGGATGTGCTGGCTTGATATGTTACGGACTGGCTGGTCAACAGCGCCGGGTTCCCGATGTCGCCCTTTTCGCCCTTGATCTCGAACCACTGATACTTCGTCCAGTCCGTTGGGGCAGTTGCGGAATTGCCGCTGTATACGCCCATCCAGTTGTCAGGGAGAACACCGAAGCTGTGAGAAGCCGCCGTTGGCTTCTGAGCCGCGTACCGAATCCAGACGTATGCGTTGTCGCCCTTATCGCCCTTTGCACCGTTCGTGATGGTAAACGTGCTGTTGGTGCTGTCGTTGTAGGTGATGCGGTATGTATCCACAAGGCCGCTTGTGGATACTTTGGCAATGGTTGCAATGCCCTTGCCGTTGGACACGTTGAAATCAAAGGTAGTCGTATCGGCAAGCGTAATGCGGTATGTATCCGTCAGGCCGCTGGTGGAATGCTTCACGATGCTGCTGATACCGCCATGGCCGTCAGCGGCGGCGGTCAGCCAGTTCAGCAGAATTTGTCCCGTCAGCTTCTTTGCCGCGCTGTCCTGTTCCAGGACGAAAAGGTCAGAAGCTTTTATCTGTTCCGCTGCAATCAGCTCGGATATTGCTTTATCTGCCATCTGCTTCCTCCTGTTCAGTCTCCTTGTCAGGTTCAGGAGGCGCAGACAGCGCCTGCACCACTTCTTCAATGGCCTGCATACTGCCCAGCATCCTGTCCCAGTTTTCCCGTCCTGCGACCTGAACGCCCTCGAGGGTATTCAGGACTGCCCTAAGTTTCATTACAGGGTTCATTTTTACTCCTTTCCCAGCACCACACGCACCGCGCCGGTTTCCGGTACGATAGCGATTATCTTCGTATATTGGGCGGCGTACTGCCCTTCCCACCACATTTGCACTGTTTCAGCGGGATTTGCAAATACCGTGGCAATCGTCGCCAGGGATTCCCCGAGAATGCGGATGTTTATCTGCCCCGCCTGGGGGAAAGGGTTGAAATAATCGCAGTTGAATTCTTTTCCTGTTGCGGTTTTCAGTTTTTCCATACTTAAGCCCTCACTAATACAGTTTGTGATAATCCGTTTCCGTCCGTGATTGTTCGCCAAGCTACTTCGTAGTCTTTGAAATAGAAGCTCGACGCAAATAATACGGCCGCATCAACGTAACTTGCAGTATTCCATCCATTGAACACACCATTTGCAAAATCCGCATACCCAAGGGAGGTGTTGATACCGCCGGATACTGCGTAATTGCCGATAGAACCGCCATATATCTGCCCGCCGTAGCCGCCTGAGATACTGCCGGAAGTAATGCCGCCGCCGTTGAAATACCCATCGTCGCCGCCATAGTCAATTCTTCCGGCGCTGACGCTTCCCCGGAAATAGCCATTCTCAGCGTACAGATTCCCGGTCGGCGTAATCTGCACACCGTTAGCCTCAGAGCCGCACTGAATGCCGTTGACACCAATGTAAATACCCCGGCTGTTGGTGCCGTTCCAGACCTGATTGTTATAGCTTAGGTAGTCGGATTGGATATCAAGACCGCCGATTTTGCCGCTTAAGGCGATGAACTTTCCACGGACTTCTGCGCCGGACTTGGTGATCTGGAACACCGTGGTATTGTTGGCCTTGACCGTCCAGGAATCGTCAAGCAGCTCCCAGCCAAAGGACGAACTACTACCTCCGGTTTTGGTCACCCGCGCGGAGATCTGGTCACTCTGAATGTCCAGCCGCGAGGTGAGTTCATCTCCCTGTTCGATACGGGCAGAGACTTCGGCGGAAATCTGGTCGGCCTGAATTTTCAGTTGCGCCCGGGTTTCTATAAACTGACGTTCTACCTTACGTGTTTCGTGGGATTTATAGGGAACGGATTCGTCGATTTCCTCAGAGCCGGGGGCGGAAACATCCGCGCGTATCATTTTCCCGTAGGACTTTGACACGCTGTAAATGCCGCCATAGGTTCCATCAACCTGAACCGCGTCTCCAATCTCCGCCGCCGGGTCTAAGATTGCGCCTGTAGCCGTATATGTTTGGTAGGAATAGCCGTTGATTCTGGCCAACATATCGTTTGCCATTTTTTGAGTTCCGAAAGGGTTTTCGGAGATCAGTTCCTTGCCGCTGTCTGTACCCGCCGTATACTCCACGCCGTCAGCAACCTTCAACGTGACGCGGCTGTACGCGCTGAGTGGGTCTGATATTTTCAGGCTGTCGGCGGCAGACCCGATGATGAACTTATCAAACAAGGATTCTGACACCTCCAAACGTGATTGCTCTGTTATCGCTTCCGCCAACAATCAGATAGTTGGTTTCCTTCGGAAGACCCGTGAGCGTGACCAGCATCAATTCTCCGGTGGCTGTCATAGCCCAGGAGCCGGTGTACATTGCGCCGATGTAGCCAATGACCTCACGGCAGCTGTACCCGGCAGGGTACGGGATTTCGTAACCAGATGTCACGATTTGATATACACGGCTATCAAGCGAGATGCCGACTGCATCGGAAATCTCTTTCAGAACTTCAATGTCCTTTGCAGGCCAGTTAAGGGAGGATTCTGCCGGATAGTCTTCTTCCAGAAGCAGCATCCCGTCGTATCCGTGGAGCGTTAGTTTTGTCCGGTCACCGATCTCTCCTTCGCTCCGTTTGTCAATGTAATACTTTCCTTGTGGCAGCCATTCAGAGGCGGCATTCTCATTTGCAGCTCTGATATATGGCCGAAGAAGCGCACGTTTTTGGATCTCACCATATGGATGAATCATTTCAACGTTGATCTCGCCGGCGCAGGTTTTTCCAACGTCAGGAGAATCTGAAAGAAGCGGTTGCTTCTGCTCCATGGATATCAGCAGTTCTTCACCGTAGCCGGTTTCGGCGCCACCGCTATCTACCAGAATGCGCACTCCACCGAACGTGATTGCGCTTCCGCTTTTGTCAATTAGCTTTCCGGTATCACCGATGCAGAGGCGGTTTTCAAACCAGTGGTTGCCAGCTACAATGTCCCGGTATGCCTGTGATACGTTCTGCATAAGCGCCCGTCACCTCTCAATCAGTGGGAAGGTAATGCCGCTCCACCAATCGTCTTCCGGCTTCTCTATCAGGAAAGACGCAGGGTTATTGTTGGAGTACATGGTCACATTGTTGCGGTACCCGCTCATAGGGTCGTAGTAGTCCACGATCACATATTCCGGGAGAATGGTATGCAACACGGTCATAGCTTCCTCAGCCTTTAGCGGGCGGCAGGTGATGTCCAGACGGATTTTGGTTGTCACCCGGCCACGTTGCATTGTTCCGTCCATTGTGCGCCCGGAATTGGGTGCGTCAATGTCGTTGCGCTGCCACTTTACGCCCTGTTTGGCGATGAACGGCATGAAGTCCACGCCGTTTATCTTGAGCATCATCTTCATGCCGTTTTCACTCCTTTCGCTTATCCATACATTCTTGCGTTCCTGCGCTGGGCATCCCGGACAGCCCGGTCAAAATCATATCCGCCGCCACCTCCGTTGTCCTGATTGCGCATTTCCGCAATAATCTGCTGAGCGACAGCGTAGATTGCGGTGACAACATCGTCGTTGGCTTCCCGAACGCCGTAGGTGATGCCCTCAACGATCTGGTCGTTGTTGGCAATCGCTGTCCGTCTGCCAATGGAGCCAACCATTTCTGCGCCCGCTTCACGGGCTATAAAGAGTTGACCTTGGTCTACAAAACCGCCGTCGGCAAGCATCGGAATTTGAGGAACGCTGATTTCCCGGAGACCGGAGAACGGGGTAAATCCTGCAATGCTGAATCCTCGGATACTGCGGAGAATGCTGTTGATTCCGCCGAATGCGTAGCTGATTGCCGAGTTAAGTCCGGAAAGAACGCCGTTTATGATTCCTTTGAAAAATCCGACTACTTTCCCAAATATAACCGTTATATCTGTCCACAAATCCGTGAAAAATCCAACAATCGGGCGAATGACGTTTGCGTCAAACCAGGCTGCAATTCCAGAGAAAACAGTGCTGATTTTATTCCACGATTTTATGGCCCAGGAAGATATGCCATCCCAAAGGCCGGAGAAGAACGAGGCGACAGGCTGGATAACATTTGTGTCAAACCAGTCAGAAACAATTCCCCATATAATCTTGATGGTTTCCCACGTGCCACTTGCAAGCACTCCGATGTCGTAAAAAACATCCTCGAATGTCTGGCTCACGCTACCCCACAAATCAGAGAACCACGAGATGGCAGGAGAGAACGTATCGACAATTCCATCCCAAAGTCCGGAGAAGAATCCGGATATTGGTTGCACAACGTTTATATTGAACCATTCCGCAGCAGGTGCAAAGAATGCGCAGATTTCATCCCACTTCTGGTAAATCAGAATACCAAGGTCTGTCAGTGCGCCTATTACTAGGCCAACGAGTGCGCCGATAGCTGCACCAACAGGGCCGCCGACAGAGCCTATCGCCGTACCAATGATTGCGCCAATTCCCGTAGCAGCTAATGTAGACCCCGCAGGAATCAATAAGCCGTTTAGGGTATTCAGCCCATTCATGATCGCGTCGTATACGCCGGTAACGAACATTGGGATTCCAGCAACAATTCCACCGATGGCTGCCCCGATAAGTCCCGTGCTTATCGTTCCGCCGCCCGCAGTAATCGCCTTGGCTACAGCGCTTCCTTTGAACGCCTTGAAAATTAGCTGCCCAATTCCTTTTCCGATAACCCCAGCGCCTACAGTTCCACCTAAACCACTCAGAATGATCTCCCCGAAATTGAAGCTATTAAGTTTATCTTCGATGGCGTCTTTAATGGCTCTAAACTCGATTGAAAAACTGGCGGCTGTCAGAATCACGCCTGCGGCAATCGTAAGTGGGATGGAAAGGCCGTTTTTGCCAAGCGTTTTTAGCGCCATAATTCCGTTCAGGAAATCGTTTGACAACTTCCATGCAAGTAGCGCAATTCCGATTGTGGCAATAAGCTCCAGGATCTCTTTCAGATTGTCCTTAACAAAGGAAACAAGCGGCTCCAGTTTCTTTTTCCACTCGTCAATCTGTGTGGTTACTGCATTTTTCAGGAAATCATACCCCGGCAAGTCCAAGCCAAGGTCTCCACCGCCTACACCGGCTCCGCTTCCACTGCCGCCCTGATTCTGGTCGGGGAGAACATTCAGTTCGTCAAACCCGGCGAGGTAGCGTTTTAGCTCCTTGGCAGACCCAGCGGCACTGTCCATGTTGTCGGCAATGGCGCCGCTCCCGGCAGAAGCGCTCCCAATCGCATCCCCCCATTTCGGGGACTTTACCGTTACCCCGAACAGGGCGGCAATGGCCGCTATGATTTCCTGCAAGGCGCTTGCCACGGCAATAGCAATTGGCAGAACCTTCGTCAGAATCGGAATAAAGATGTTTCCAACGGCACGTGCGGCTTGTTCCAGTTCCGCCCGTAGTACCCGCAGCATGTTTGCCGGATTTTCCAGCGTTCGCGCCATATCACCTTGCACCTGCGTTACCTGCGTCATCATGGCGTAGTACCGCAGCTGGGATTTCTCCGCCTGCGTCATGCTGGAAACGCTCTTGTCAATTCCAAGATTCAAGCGTTCCTGCTCCAACCGGGCAACAGACAGGTCGTAGCCCAGCCGCCGCAGAGGTTCGAGTTCTCCGGAAATACCGGACTGAACCTTCTGCATTGCCGATTCAAAATCGATATTATAGAAGGAGGCAAGGTCATAACCCAACTGCGTCAGGTTCTTGGACATGAACGCTGCCTTGTCACCAGCCACACCGAAACCTGTGATAATGGTGTTGAAAACGCCCTGGTTCCGCATCCATTCAGCGGGGTCAATGCCCATTACATCAGAAACCTTCTGGGCGTAGTTATAGGCTTCTTCGGCGTACTTTCCCATTGAAACGGTGAACAGGTTCAAATCCTCCGTATACTGGGACGATTTTGCAATTGCGATACCCAGGAGCTTTGCCGCCGCCCGGTATATGGCCGCAAAGCTGATTGCTTTGAGCGCACTGCTCCAAGCATTTGTGCTTGTGGTTGCCCGCCTTACCGTACCGTTGTACTGCTCCGTCGATGTAATCAGCCTTTGAATTCTGCTTGGAAATGCCGAAAAGCCGGAGGAAACCTTGTTCATTTCATCCGCAAATGGTTTCATGGCCGAAGCCAAGTCTTTCATCTGCTGAGTGAACTTATCAATATCCGCTTTCTCAAGCTCCTGGATGACCTCTGGCAGCTTTTTCAGCTGGTTGATGAAGGAAGTCATATTAGACCGGCCAAGCTCGGACAGAGGCTGCAATCCGGATGCCAGATTCCGCAGTTTTTCTCCGGGGGTGTCCGGCAGATTGGTGATTGCTTGATTGATGGCCGCCAGTTGGTTTCCGATGGACGCGGAGATTTTCAGGCTATCCGTCTGGTCTTTCAGATTGCCCAGGGAGCTGCTAATGCGGTTTATCTTGTTCGCAAAATCGCCGGTATTCATGTTGTTCACGGCATTCTTGATCTGCGAAATTCCCGCTGCAACTTTGGAAAGGGCAGTTGTGGAACCGCTGATCGACGTTTTTAGCTCTGTCAACTTTTTTGCCAGAACCTCCACCCCTGCGGATGCCGCGGCACTGTCATTCACAATCTGAAACTCAATGCCCTGCATTTCCACATTGTCAGCCATTCCCTTCACCGCCCTTCTTCTCAAATTTCTTGTTGATGGATACCATAAACATCTCCATCATGGCTTTCGCCTTTTTGTCGCTCTTTTCCTGCTGGGTCAGCTGCTTTTCTCCACTATCCGCCGCTTTCCGCTGCCCAGTGTGCAGCTCAAATGGTTGCTCCCGGTAGGGAACCGGCTTCGGAGGCTTCTTGCTGAAACTGAACCGCAGAACCGGGGCGGCATCCAGAAGGGCTTCATAGTAATAAGCCCCTTGCATCCACATATCCTGATTCTTCAAGTCCCGTTTGATCTTGTCAGCCTCCCGGTAGGCTTTCACCAGTTCCACGTCCTGATTCCAGAACTGGTCATAGGTCATTCCGATTGCAAGATAGTACGGGAATAACTTCTTGAAGATATTTGTGTAAGCGTAAGAGGGGGTAGGGGTCTCCCCACCCCCTCCGTTTTCGGAAAGAAGTTCGCTTACTCGACTGCTTCCCAGCCGGGGTTTCCCTCGTTTTCCTCTTCATCATCGGAAAGCAGGGTGTACACGGCCTCGGAGTACATTTCCGTCAGCGCCTTTACCAAGCCAGTCTTATTGCTCAGACCGTCGTAAATCTTGTTGATGGTAGCAACCTTGGTGTTGGGATGATTGGCCGCGAAAGCGCCGCTGAACAGCATGGGAATCATGGTAGCGGGCTTGTCGCCAAGCTCATTGATGGAGAACCCGGTCTTCTCCATGGCGGAAACCGTGGAGCGGGTGAATTCCAGCGTGTACTTCTTGCCGTTGTAGGGAATGCAGATTTTCTTAGCCATCGCTAATCCTCCTTAAAAATGTGTGGTCTGTGTTTTGGCTCAGGTCGCGTCGTCCAGCTCAATGGGCGTGGACGGGGCAATGGAAATGTTCAGGTCTACAACCTCGTTGACGCCGCCGCCGGTGGGGTAGCAAGTCAGCTGACCATCGAACTTGAACTTGCCGTCAGAGCCGGTAGGGGTCAGGTTCGTGCCGTCACCGGTTCCGCCGAACCACACAGCGTAGCTCTCGGTCTTTCCGTTGAGAGCCACCAGCTTCTTGTAGTCATCCAAGGTGTAGTTCGCCGTGAAGGAGAGGGCATCCAAGGACTGGATACCGGCGATGTAGGTCTGCATCTTGTCAGACAGGGTAGTGGTTTCCAGCATCTCCGGATCGCCGCCCAGATCAGGGAACTCCTTGATGTCAATGAGCTTTTCGTAGGTGTTGCCGGTGCTTCCCTTTTTCATGAGGAAAACTTTATACGTGCTTATGGCCATGTTTAATCATTCCTTTCGTTGTAATAAAAAACGGGCTGCCTCCTGTGAAGCAGCCCTTCGGCTCTCTTTCCGCCCTTGCGGAAAGGTAAAGCATATTTACCTGCGGTAAACTGTTCCGCCGTCCGTCTCCGCCCGATACCGGGCTACCAGACGGTAAATCGTCCCGTTTTCCATATTCGGAACAGGGGACAACGAAATTCGCGTGAAATTCCGTTTGTAGAGCATTTCGTCTATAACGCCCATGATCTCCCGGCAGGCGCTTTTCTTGCTCCCCGCCTTGTCGGAGTACACATTGACTTCGTACATCAGCGTTGAGAACTTTTCCCGGTCGCTGCTGTCCAGCCTGTTCGCGGACATATAATTGTCCTGCTCTACGATGCTTACATAGGGGAATTTTGGAGGAGCGTTCACATATTCGCCGGATACCGCAATGCCCTTGAAGCGCTTTCGCAGAGCCTCGGCAATGGGGGTATAGATCAGCTTTTCAATATCAATCAAGCCCTGAACACCTCCATAACGATTCTCGGAAGCTCCTGCTCAATCGCTTTTCTCGCCTCATACATGGGCATTGCAGGAGGATTTCCGTATGTGTGGCCGCCGCCCTTGTCTTTGGGCAGATACCAGCCTTTGGGGTCGTCCCAATGACCTTTCCCGTCCGGGTAGGTGCCAGCCCCCATGCCAAACTCCGGCGCTTCCGGGTGTCCGGTTCCGTAGGTGATACCGGCTCCAAATTCAATGAAAAGGACGGATTCCCCATCGGCCTTTACGGCGTAACCATTCGGGATTGCCACGACGGACACGGTTGCATCCCTCATCCCGGTGTAAGCAGCCCGCGAAAACCGGATGGAAGCCACAGAAGCGCCCAGCATTGCCAGCCTTTCGGCCAGTTCCTTTGCCTTGTCCTTCTGCCAGCGTTTGTATTCCTTCAATTCGTCCTGAATCTTCTGAATTCCGGGAACCGACAGCGGAACCACAATTTTCTTGTAGCTCACGACACGCTCACCTTCGTAACGGCGATGGACACTGAGTTCAGAGACTTTGCCACCCGTCTGACCATGTAGTCATACAGGGGCTTCCCGTCCTCGTCATACACAGGCTCCTTGTCCAGAAACAGCACGGTATTCTCATCAACGGGACAGGTCATGTCATCCGTAACGATGACCTTGTCATACCCGGCAAGATTGCCGAACTGCTCCACCTGAGAAGCCCCGGTCGCAGCGGATACGTTGGCGCGGAAGGAAACGGCAGGTTTGTACACAACAGTTTCCTCGCCGGTTTCGTTGCCGTCTTCGTCGGTGACAGGCACTTTCCGGTCATACAGCAGATACCAGAAGCTTTGCTTGTTTCGCTCCATGATTCTCATACTGTCACCTCACAGAACCCCGGCCATGGGAACGATCTGTCGCATCATGGATTCCGGAACGTCCCCGTTCTCGTAGGAGCGGGAAATGCCGTTCTCGCTGTGAGACAGCTCCCCCTCGCCGCCCCGCTTGTTCAGAAGATACGTAGCAATCTCCACCTGTAGATGGCTGTACTGCTCCGGAACCTCCATAATAGAAGGGTCAAACGGGTATGCCCTGCGGCAAATCTTGCTTGCCGCAATGCCAAGGTAGGCAGAAACCGTGCTTTCGTCGGTTTCATTCGCCATGGCTTTTACCAATGCGTTTTTCTCGGCTTCCTGCACGGTTTCTTACCTCCTTTCATTCTACGGGTTCTCCCGCCTTCTTGCGTGGTTTCTTGATAACGGGAATAGGATTATTCTCCGATAAACAAAACTTGGTGATAACTTCCTCGCGGGTGAGCGGTACGGGGTCGTTGAGGGTATCAACGACTACCGTTCCCATCACCACAGAAGTGCTCTCCAGTTCGCGCCGGGTAATCACCTTGTCCTTTGCGGTAAAGCCCACGTTGCGAAAGTGATCTTCCTCGCGCACATACACTTTCCCGTCAGAAACATAGAACATGGTGAACCTCCTTAGCCGTTGGTGATGATCTTTGCCAGAGCAATGGTCTTCGGGTCGGCCACGATAGACCAGTTGGCAGATGCCGCAAGCTGTGCATCCGTGGGAGAGGCGGTATAGCCAGAAGTTGGCTTCGTGAAGCTGAAACCGTTGGGGTGCATGGTTTCACGGATACGAGTCACCAGAGCGTCATAGCCGCCGCCCTTGAGAGCATCACGGGTCAGCTCGGAAGGAACCTTCACGGGAGCGGGGGCGTACTGAATTGCGCCAAGGCCGAGGACGTAGGTGGTGTAGGTGGCCGCTTTCGCGCTTTCTCCGCTGGTAGCGGCGGTGGCGGGGCAGCTGTCATCTACGACAACAGTCATGCCATTCACGGTGCCAATGCGGAGGGGGCGCTCAACGCCGTTGGCGTCGGTGTATTTCAGGAAGTCCAGCAGCTTCAGGCCAGCCATATTGGTGGCGACCTTACTGTGCATGAACACCAGCCGGAAAGCGTCCTGATTGTCGCCCACGGCCTTCTGAATCGCATCGCCAATGGTGGTAGCGCCCATCTTGTTTGCGTCCGCAACGGTGGTGGACGTGGAAGACAGGTCAGTGATGTGGTTCGCCCAACCGGCAAACTCACCGCTGCCGGTCACACCGAACACCGCATTCAGGATTTTCAGCATGATGGACTGGCGCTGCTTCTGCCAATACTTGGACACCTGAGACACGATCTGCTGCATGGGGTCGGCACCGCTGTTGTAATCAACGATGAAGTCCTTCTCCTTCCAGCCGTGGGCGCGGCCAAACACGATACCATTCTGAGCGCTGCCTTCGGGGTCGGTCAGGGTGATGTCAGTCGCGCCATCGTAGTTCTCAGGAGTGCCGCCAATAACTTTGTAGAACGGCAGGGTGTAGAAATCGGAGCCGTTGGAAATCAAACTCGCCAGCTCTGCGTTCGGGGCGACAGCGCCGCTCTCAAACATCGCGGTCAGGGTGGGGTCTTTCGCATTTGCCCAGTTGTAGTTAAACAGCTCGGGGTCAAACGGAAAGCCAAGATAAGTAGCCATAATGTTTTACCTCCATAATCATTTCAAAATTGTTTTCCAGTCAGGATTGTTCTTGATAAACTCCATCTGGGATTTGGTGTCGAGTTTCAGGAAATCCGCCTTGGTCATTGCGCCGCCGGGGTTTCCATCCGCGCCTCTGGGCGTTCTTTTCAGCTTGTCCGCAATGACTTTTTGGGCATATTTTTCCAAAAACGCCTGGTTGTTGGCAAAAACCGTAGCCATATCGCCGGATTCCATGGCCGCAGCAGTAGCGTCCGCAAGGGCTTCATCATAGCCCTGAGCAACCAGCTTTGCTTTGTAACCGGCAACGGTTTTTTCCTTCCGCAGACCGGCCAGTTCCTTTTCCATGTTCTCCCACTTTTCGGCCTGCTCCTGTTGCTTCCTCTGCTCATCAGTCAGAAGCGCGTTGTGCTTACGCTTCCATTCCGCAGCCTCGGAATTGGCCTTGGACAGCGCGTTTTTCTGCCTTTCCAGCTCTACGGCGTTGTCCTCGTACTCAAAGCCCTCCAAAGCGGCAAGCTTCTGTTCCGGGGTCATGTCCGCATAACCTTCAATGAGATTTGTGTCGATTTTTGCCATAATTATTCCTCCTGCGTTTGGTGAGGCGGTTCCCTCCGCCGTGATCTCTGTTTTTACGGGTTGTCTCCCGTCTGCGTTTTTGATAGAGCAGCTTCCCTGCTGCTGTTATGGAGGGCTGTACAGGCTTCGATCCTGTGACCTGCGGATTAACAGTCCGCTGCTCTACCAACTGAGCTAACAACCCACATATCCCCGGCTTACGGTGCCGGGGAACCGCTTTGCCCGTTTCCGGGTTTCATCGCCGATAGGGAGGCCATCGGCGATATATATGGCGCGAGGCCGATTTGAACGGCCTTCTGTGGGGGGAGAGGTGAACCCCATTCGCTGTCTGCCGCGCCTAATTTTAAGTTTCTGTTTGCCTTACCGCTTATCGATGCCGCAGTGTAAAAAAAGAAGGGCTTCCAATACCATTTCTGGTATCAGAAGCCCTTCGGCTGTTCGCTGCTCCCTAGAGCAGTCACAAATTATACCATTTGGTGTGGCTCTTCCGCGAAAGGTGCGGCGCTCTTTGCCAAACAGTCAGTTAACCTTCTTACGCCGAATCTCAATGACCACGATCTGGCCTTGTTCGACTTTGATTTCCGCCTGATTCCGGCGGCGGATGATTTCCTCAATCGCCCGAATTTCCTTCGCCGTCACTCTGACCGCCGGTCTGGTTTCCGCTTCCATCGCCGTTCCCTCCGTTCTGCGCGGCAAGCTTCGCCGCTTTTTTCTCCTGTTCCGCCATGTAATCCATGCTCATTCGGTAGGCCAACTGCGGGTCGGAAAATAACCCACAATGTGTAAATGCCAGTTCAGGGGCGATTTTCTCGCAAGCAAGCATCTGTGTTAGAACCGTTGATTTCTGCGCGATATTCTCATAATTCCGCCGCGTGAACCGGATTTCCAGTGCCGAGAGTTTCAGGCTCAGATGCCCCATGTCCCGGCAGATACGCAGCACCAGCTTCAAAAATTCCTTTTCGGACTTCTTGAAAATCAGCTCCGTGTCCTTGGCTCTGGCTTCCGCTGCCGACCAGCCATCCCGCATAATGACCGCTGTTCCGGTGTCAGAGGTAGAAGTCCCTCCGTTCCGGTTGGGCATTCCACAGATGGTCAGCACCGTTTCATACATGCTGTCCACAAGGGTCTGCGTCTGGGTCTGGTTCATTTCGGAGGTCAGATATTGAATCTCCGCTTTCAGTGTGGCGTCAATATCCCTGAACTTGATTGCGCCCTCGTCCCGCAGTTTCTTGTAGTCCTCACTGCTGATGTCAACATTATGGAACAGCATCAGTGCTTGAACGAACTGCTCTACGCCGTCAATTCGGTTGCTCTCCGTCATGTTGATTGCGTCAAGCAACGGAATCACGATTTCAAATGCCCCTAAACGAGCCATGTTCGCCGGGTACTCCACAATCGGGATTCCCAAAATCTGATCTTCTGCGCGAATAACAGCCCATGTGTTCCAGACCTCGAAATACCTGGTTTCTGTCCAACAGGAGAAAACAAGCGTTCCGTCCTCTTTTAGAACATACCGTACACCCATCATGGGCTTATGCCCTAGCCCTACGGAGTACACGACAAATGTGTATCTCGGGTCAAGAGTGAATATCTCAAAAGGAGCCTCGTCTTCCTCGACATCCGCCAGAACGTCCGGCAAAGTCATTCGATAAGAGGTACCGCAAGTGAAGAACCAATCGGCAAGTTCCTTATCCTTTTCCGGCTTGTCTTCGGACAGCATATAGTCATTCAGTTTCAGCACTTCAGAGGAAATGTCTTCGTCCCCACCACGGCTTACGTACTGGATTGGTTCGCCGACCTGATAGGCCGATTTGAAAGATACGATCTCATTTGCTCGGTTCTCCACAACCATGTTGTTGATTTCCGGGCGGACTTCCTTTACACGGTTAAGGATTGGCTGCTCTCCCTTGTAATACCAGTACAGGTAATCAATCTCTGCCTGATTTTGCAGGTGCGTAAACAGTGCCTTTTGTAGCACGTCGATAATATTCCCCTCGTTTATATCCGTAACCTCGGTGTAAATCACCCGGCGCCCGAATAACCGTCTGCTCTCCGTATTACGCACCCCCTTTCCGGAAATCTATTTTCTCATTTACCATTATACCACAGTGGCGGATGGTTGTCTACTTAATTCTCGTTCGTAAACCATCGGCTACTTTGGGACTAAAATGGTCTGCTGAAAACCTCTATAACCGCCCCGTTTAAGCTTTGGGCAAACTATTCATAGCTATGCTGGTTAGCTCCTTTTCCCTTGGATGGTGTAGTGATTGCTTTTTCAACGCTCCACCCAAGAGAATGCACTCGATTGTACACAGTGTTGTAGTTAATCCCTGCTTTTTCACACCGGCTTCTTAGTGAACTTGAGTTTCCTTTTAACGGCTCTGACAGTGCCTTTTCAACGCTCCACCCGTGCTTAATGCGGAAGTGGACTTGTTTGTATGGAAGCCTAGCTATTTCAGCCGCTTCCGCAAGAGACATTTTCCTGCCACAATACTCCACCCACCTGGTTGTTCTCCTGTTCCTTGCTTGTTCCGCAAGTGGAATCCATGTGCAGTTTTCCGGGCAATAGTTTCCATTTACGTCCTTACGCTCTATTGTGAGACCTTCTTTGTATCCATTCGCAAACGCCCAATCCCGGAAATTCTCAAACACCGCCCACTCTGCGCACACGGTTATGCCACGCTTTCCGTATCTTTCCGAATGAGCATGATTTGGATTGCATCTGTTGTTTATCCCGCACCATATATCGTGAATTGGCGTATGGCTCATTCCGTGCCTTTTCCCAGACATAACAAAACCTCCTTAAAATGGTCTTTTCATAACTTCAACCTTTGCCAGCCTGAAAGATTCTGAATAGTCAACCAGCATTGCGATACTGTCAACCAGGTCGTCGTTTTTGTTCTTTCCAGCCATTGTGTATCCGCAAAGCATACTCATAGCAAGCCGATACTCCTTATCGCCTTTGTATGCGCTTTCGTCCTTGAAAAGAAAATGCTCTTTGGCATATCCGGCGGCGATAATAATTCGTGTTTCTTTGTTCGTGGTGGAGAACTTTGTCGTGATTTTTGTTCTTCCGCCTTCCTCTTTCACACACTTTTGCACATCTGCCGCGATTCTTCCTCCTGCGGAGTTGCTTTCAAAACGTGCAGCTTGAACCCTGTGCTTTAGCAGTTTTGCCACAATTCTTGCTTCCACAATTTCCGGGTTAGAATTATCGCATATGAAATCTTCAATATAGTAATCGTCACCATACTGGTACGCAATCGGCATGGCGCAATAATCCGTTCCTCTGTCCTTTGTATCGCAAGCGGCAATGATTGCATCTGGCTCTTGGTCTGGAAGGTCAAAATAGCGGCGGAGTTCATTTTCTTGGTAGAGCAGCCCCATTCTTTCTACAGGCTCATTTTGATACAGCGCTTTCCAACTAACGCTATCCATAATATCCCGCTGCTCACGGTAGAACTTTGTGGAAAAACCCACACCGAACTCGTAGTCAAAATTGCTTTCGTCATCCTCGTTCATGGCCGGAATCCGAATGAATTTCGCCCGGGGATTGTTCTCATATTCCCGTTCCAGCCGCCCGATCACATCATGCACGCTCCACCGGGTAGCAATATGAAGCTCTTTGCATTTGTCACCGATTTTACGCTGCCGCAGGTCCGTAGTGTAGGTCTCCCACAGCTTGTCCAGCCGCTCTTTGGATAGCGCGACCTCAATGCCAGATACCAGATCGTCGCAATACAGCAGGTTCGCCGCCCGGTACAGACCGGCATTGCCCGTTCCGATGGAGGTAAATTCCAGCGTCTCAAATCGCTGACGCTTATCAAGGTCAATTCGGCAGTCCTTTGCGTTGGTGCTGGACACCTGAACGGCAGGGAAGACATCATGCCATAGATATTCCCCCTTTGAGTCAAACAGCCGCAGACATTCGTCATACACGCCCCGCACAAAGGAATTAGAGTGGCTGCCCGTCAGATTCGGGTTGTTTGGGTCGCGTCCGGCAATCCAGGTCAGCAGGAAGATTGCAAGCGTGGTCTTTCCTACGCCGGGGGGCAAACTAACCGCCAGCAAATCCAGCTTGTCATCCCCGCACAGCGCTTGCAGTGCGTCCACCACGGGCTTTAGCTGCTTCTTCCGTGGCTGATAAAACCGCTTTTTCGCCTGCCTATCCAGCTCCATATAGGTGAGATAGCTGTCAAAGTCATATGGAGCCTCAAACAATAGCCCCCGCCGCCAAAGGCTGTAGAATCCCTCCACCTGAGACGTAGGAGCTTTACCCATTATTTCGGCGCACAGGTATTTCAGATGCTTATTCGCCCGATGTGCCGCCGTGAAATCAGTCTCAGCCCATGCCTGACACAGGGAAAACAGGTCTTCATATGCCCCGATATCGCCCGGTCTGTTCTCGATAGCCCCCAGAATGGAGGTTGACAATTTCTCATAATCCATACTCTCACCTCACAGAGCGTCCGCTTGTTCAAATGCTTTCAGCAGTTTGGGAAACTGGATCGCGAAGAAATCCACCATTTCCTCGTTCTGCGCCCAGTAAGAGTTTTCAGCAAGGCCGCTTTCAAATAGAAATGCGTGAATGATCTCATGCCGCTTCACCTTGTTTGTCTGAACCAGAAGGTTTTGCTTGCAATTTGGTTCCCCCTTGCTGTCTTCGTAATTTTCGACCAGCAGCTCTTTCGTGGTTTCATCACAGAAACCGTCACAATCCTTGAGCCTTGGCTCTTTGCTTCCCCGAATTACTGTAAGCGTATATTCTGCTCCCAAAACGTCGATTTTCATAAATTCCCTCCTGATACAAAAATAAGGGCTGCCCGTGCGTATCTCAGCACAAGCAGCCCTTCGGCTATGGCTCCCACCTATGGGAACATTTATTCACTTATGGGTTTGCCCCCTATACATGCTTCATAAGCTCTATCAGCACGAATATGGGGAACAGAATAATTAGCAACACCCACATAGGTCAGACCTCCTTATTTCAGTTCGCAGTCAGTGAATCCACCTCTTCCAATGCATTTTCCCTCAAATGTAATCGTATCTCCCACTTTGACTGTTTTCAGGGCATCTTCCTGATCTTTCTCAAATTCTGCGTAGAAGTAAACGATGGTATTACCGGCTCTGGCTTCCATCGTCAGTGTAGCGCCGCCTGTCAGATTCAGAAGCCCGCCGGTGCTCATTCCGTCGATTGTCGCAGTAATACGGTATCGGTTGTATCGGTATGTATCATTTGCCAAAAGCTCGTTCTCTTTGTATGCATTGTATATATCGTCGTAAGCAACAGAGGTATCTGCGGGTTCTGTGGTAGGTTCAGTTTTCTTCAATGTCGAACTTCCTGTTTTCTGCTCAGCGGATTTTCTGAGCATTGGAAGTACTTCTATTTTTTCATATCCGCATCGTGTACACCTCTGGACATATTCGCCGTCCTTATCGTCCGTGGGCTCTACCCGCCGAACATCTACCATGGAATGCCCGAGTTTCTTTAAGGTTTCTTTTTTATCGCCACCGCAAAGATTACAATGGTACTTCTCGTACCCGTTTTCGGTGCAGGATGCTTCTTTGCTTTCCACCAGCTTGTATTCATGTTCGCACCATGTGGAAGGATTTGTTGACACTCCGATTATCAAAAATAAAGCAAAAGAAAGCCAGAACCATTTGACCCATTTCATTCTAGGCTTCTTTTGTATTTTTCGGATAACCCAGATGATGAGCAAAATAGGAAGTGCAAGTATTTCGATTGCAAAAAGCGTGTACATGGCGGTTGATACAGCTTGCATAATTATTCCTCCTTCAAAATCGGCTCATGCTGCCCGGGAACTGCATCCCAGGTCATTCTCTTTCCGAACAGGGCATAATTAAGATATTGCGTTACCATTTCCGGCGACCTTGCCATTTGGAAGTACAGCATTTCCTTTACTCGCCGCATCATGTCATTTTCGCCAGGCACAATCGTAATGCCCTCATTAACCAAATGAACCGTGCAATTCATTTTCTGGCAAGCCTGTAAAAATGGATAATACTCCGTTTCTCCACCCTCAAACATGAAAATGGATGGTATCTCTACTGTCCCGTCCCGCACAATTACATTGAAGTGTGGAACACTTTTATACCGCTCATTTAGTTCGGCATCAGATATTCTTTTTCCCATTTTGCAGTCTCACCCCTTTAGAATTGCTTCGTGCGTATTCTCACACATTTCTTTTCCGTACCGGTAATTCCCCCGGTAGGTATCCTCGTTGCCCAGAATCGTCTGGACTGCGGAGTGCTTGAACTCCTTGCCCTTCTTGCTCCGATATCCTAGCTCATTCAGCTTGTCTGCGATTCCTTGCAATGTACAGCCCTGGTTTCTCAACTCGAAAACCTTTTTTACAATCTCCGCCTCTTCCGGCACCACTGCAAGATGCCCGTTTTCAGCCCGATACCCAAGCGGAGGCTTCCCCCCGGCATAGCCGCCCTCTCTGGCTGTAGCATACCGCCCCATGGTAGTCCTTAGGGCGATATTGTCGCTCTCCAACTGATTAAAGGAAGATAGAATGCCAATCATGGCACGTCCCCACGGGGTAGTGGTATCAAGCGTTTCATTCAGGCTTATGAGGTCAACTCCGTTTGCCAACAAATCGTCCTCTACAATCGCTAGAGTATCCCGTTGCTTTCTGGAAAGCCGATCTAGCTTAAAAATAACAATAGCTTCGATTTTACCCGCCCGAATATCCCGAAGCATTTCTTGAAGCCCCGGACGGTTTGTGTTTCTGCCGGTATACCCGTTGTCCTCATAGGTTTTCACATATTCCCAGCCCTTGCTTTCAATGCAGGCTTTCGCCATTCGCTCCTGCTCAGGCAAAGACACTTTCCCGTCCTCTCCCTGAGCCTCTGTAGATACTCTGGTATAGACACACGCCTTTTTCATCTCGTACATTTCTGCTTCCCCCGTACATCTTGTTTTCTGTATAATATCAGATTTACAATTATTTGTCAACTGTAATAATGCACAAATAGGAACTGCCTTTTTTGTTTTTGCCGGAATTTCTGAAAGGGGGGGGCTTTTTGATTTCGCGGGTATTTATGGGGCTAACCCCCTCCAAACCAGCACGGCCATATCCCCCGCCCCCGGTGCTTTCGCTGCTGCTTCTCCCGTGATGGGGCGGGAAGCGCCGGATTTGATAATTTACATTTTTTCTTGAATTTCTGTAAAATAATGCTTGACATTTACGAAAACATCTATATAATAGTAAATGTAAACAAGAGCAAAACAAAAGCGCCCCCGCAATCCTACCAAGACCAACGGGAGCGCGCCACACAAGGAGGCACCGCTATTATAGCACGGCCTCCACAGAATTACAAGGAGGAAATTGTAATGGTCATCAATGGAAAGAACTATTTGCTACTCGAAAAGCGCGGTTGTAATTTTAATGGCGGTGTTCGGGCTACCACCAAAAGCAACGTCGGCAATTATCGCGTATGCACGATGGGCGAGACGATCCCCGGCAAGGACGGCCAGAATTATTTTCTTGAGTTCTCGCTTTGGCAGAACCGCAGCCAACCCCGCTACACCAACAAGCGCACCGGTGCGCCGCTGAAAAACCCGGTTCTAGAAATCATCAACGAATGTGGTCTACACATTGACACGCAATACACCGACGCAAGCGGCCAATCTTGGCGCAACCTCGACCTAGAGCAGCGCATCCACAAACGGAACCCCAGCTACACCACCGCCGAGATTCTTTCCATTGCAAACGAGATCAGCGCGGAACACTACGACGGCATTAAATGGGTTTGTTCTTTTAGCGAGACCGTCGAGCATGGCGCGAACTTTACGCCGGCCGCCCTGATTTCCACCTATGCGAAAAGAAACCGCATGGAAATAGACTCCCGGTTCGGGACTCTCTGTCTCAAGCTTTACACCGGGACATATAAATATCTGGCCTACGATGTCCGCAGCTTTTGCAGCCGCGATAATGTAACCGTGATTCTTGAGGAGGTGGAAGCATGAACATTAACGCAATCATGGCCGAACTAGCCCAGTATATCCGGATGCAGGAGGAAGCCGCCGCAATGGTGGAGAGCCTGAAAGATCAGCTGAAAGCCCAGATGCAGGCCGCCGGGGTTGACACCCTGGCGGGTGCGGAGCACAAGGCCACTTACAAAGCCGTCACAAGCTGCCGAGTGGACACGACCGCCCTAAAAAAAGACCTGCCGGAAATCGCCGCCCGATACACAAAGACAACGGAAGCCCGTAGATTTACGTTTGCATAAGGAGGTAAAACCATGAAAACATACATTTTTACAGCAAGCAAAACCGGGGAAAACGTGGATTTTGAAACAACAATTCAGGCAAAAGCGGAACCCGGCTTTTGGGACTGCTACGAGTTAGCAGCCTCCCACGGGTGCGAGTTCTGGACTTGTGAGGAGGTCGGCGCGTGATTATCCTTGCGATTCTGTTTTTCCCGCTGCTGGTGTTGGCGGAGCTGCTGAAAATAAGCAAATAATGTGCAAGCCGGCCGGGCATTGTCCGGGCGGCTTTTCTTTCTGGCCGCGTCCAGATCAGGCGCGGCGTTTCCCGTTTGCCCTGCCCATGTGGTGGGGCTTTTCTCTTGCTATGCCCTGTAAGGCGCTCAGCGGCTTTTTAAGCGGTTTTTATTCTTGCAATATAAATTAACGTTGAGCATCGTTCCCGCCTTAAAATGGGCGCGTATGGACGCAACACAACGCCGTGCGGTATTTTATGCCGCGTGTAAAGCGTTCAGCGCCCGCCCTTGCCCCGTTTCCCGTGCCGGATATGCCAAGGGCAACCCCGCAGCTTTTCCCCGGCCTGTCGCTTTCTGCGCCCCCCCGGCGTTCTGCCATCTGCAACGGTGCAGGAGCGCCGCCCCATAAGCTGCCCCGGTCCCGGTCAGATTTCCCGGCAGGTTTTTGTGCCAGAGCTGAAAATCCCCGCAAGGCTCCCAGCTCGTGAGCCATAGTCGCAAAGTCGCAGCCGAAAATTCCCGTTTCATAGTCGCAGAAAGTCGCCCCGAAAGTCGAAAGACCTCCGGGGCGTTTTTATAGTCGCTATAGTCGCTGGGTCAAAGTCGCTGTTATAGTTGCTCGAGCTTCCGACCGCACACTGGGCAAAAATTCCAAGTCACCGTCATTTGCCGCCCGCTATGGGCAACCACGGTGAATGTTTCCGGTTTGTTCACACACTCTCTGCAAAAGTCGCAGGCGGGTTTCCTAGCGCCGCCCTCCATCAGCATCCGGATTTTGGCAACCTCTGTGCACATTCGTTCGATGGCGTATTCCGTCTTTTCTCTCATTCCGTTCCACCCTCCGCGTCAATGATAGTCGCACCGCTACCGCGAACATCTTCCAGATACTTCTGCCGCAGCTTCTCCGGGTCTGCCCGCTCTCCAAGCGGATTATCCGGCTTTAAGACCACTTCCTGCTGGTCTGTGTAGTTCATATTGTTTTTCATCAAAAAAATTCCGGCAACGGGGTTAATCTTGCCATTTTGCATGAAATCCTCCATCTGAGCGTTAATTAAATCCCGTGCTTTTTTGATGGTGTCACGAATAGGGCGGCTTAATTTCCTACTTTCCGGGTGATCGTTGCACCACCGCCACATGGTCATTCTGTCCACACCGAACGCCAAAGCGAACCCTGCGAAAGTCGGCTTCATATCATTCTCAGCGCACAGGCTGAAATAGTCGAAGCACCGTTTCTGCACCGCCTCCAAGCTGTCCATGTCCGGCTTATTCCACTTCATGATGGTCAAGGAATGGTTGATGTACTTTGTGTTGTCGCCGGGTTCCAGGTCAGGCACCTGGTAGGGTTTCTTTTTGAGCTTTTCACCTTCTGCCAAAGTCGTAATCCTCCTTTATTGTTTTAGTAAATTTATTATATTATTTACCATAACACATACACACTACAAGATATAAGACTTATATATATTTATTATATATAAATTCTTGTTAATAAGATAGGCTCACATTTCTATCAGCGTGAATTTGTGAATCATCCGTCCATTCTCCATTTGGAGCCGCCCTTTACTGTCTCTCCCAGCTCTTCCACAGACGGTGAATGCTTCCATTGTTCCGAGATAGACCGTGTATTCGTTCCCTCCGATAGCCAATGTCCCTGTGCATTGGTCTTTGTCAAACGACGCTACAATACCGGAGTCGTTGTACATCGTGCCGCAGTACGAACACTTTTTTCCTTCAAGTGGTGCGCCGCAGTTTACGCAGTTTTTTATCATTTTCTCACCAGCTTTTTCTACGTCTTCAATCCAAGTCTTTGACTTCCTCAGGAAACGCAACTGTGATTTTAACCACGTTCCCACCGTAGAACGAGACTGATTTGGTCGTTCCTATGAGTTCTTTTGCCGCAGCTCCGTCATCGCTCTTGGTAGTAAACGCAAATTTGCGATCTTTCCCAATTAAGTCCAAAAAATCATTAGCGTTTATGCGTACATCCTCACGGAACTTTATACTGAAAGAATATACTCTAGGCCCTCCTCTCCCATCGAGTGATGGTTTTTCGCTGCCCTGCTCCGAGGCACCATTTCCCTTGAGCCTAACGCCCTCCGGTGCTTGTAAAAGTTCATAGTATCCGTTTCTACGCCCTTGCGTTATCCTCAGCCTATCTTCCACTCCAAGGCCAAGGCACCGGCTGGATGCGTGGCTGTCCAAATCCGGCTCTGCTGGCACGGTCTTAAACTCCCACCGCTCAGAGCCGTCATACTCCGCCCTCTCAAGCCGCCAATCGTCACCGGCCACAATCAGGTCTCCAGGTATTTCTGCAATGCCGTATTCATTGTCGTACTCGAAGTTTGCTTGTTTTGCAAAGCCGTCCCAGCTGCACTTCGCATTGACAGACTCTCTTCCAACCCACCGCACATCCGCAGGGGTTTTACGGTTTTCTTTGAGAATATTCAAGGTTTCATTCAAAAGATTCATACTATCTCCTCCATTTCCCAGACTTATAGTCGTACTCTTTCAGGCAATCGTACCGCTCCCGGAACGGGAAGAACGTCTCACCGTTTCCATTATACGCTTCCATGAGAGCCTTGTCCAGCTGTTCTTGATACCAATCCGCTTCATCGTTTGGCAGGAACGCTGGTCGGAAATACTGCATGATTTCGTTGGTTTTCTTCAGGACTTTCAGGATTCTTGCGCCGCTAAATGTGTCCTTGCCCATGGCCTCCGGGTCTCGCAAGGCCCGGGAAATATAGTCGCACATCTGCTGTGTTCCGAGTTCCCAACCATCGTTGAAGCACTGCCGCTGAACAGCCTCCTGCTTGGCAAGATAAGCATTTTGTTTCGGAATCGGTTTCTCCTTTCGTATTTTATGAAATACCCCTTTAGCTCGGGCAGTTGATTATTTTGGCCATGCCGTACCACTCAGTTTCTTTCCGCAAGTCGGGCAATAGTTCAGGGGTGCGCCCTTTCCATCGTTGATATAGTCCAGGCTGCGGCCGCCGAACCGGTCTTCCCGGGTAAAATACCGTTCAACGATTGCGACGGAAATATCCACACGTTGACCATTAGTTAGAAACCAGTCGGCGATTTGCCGCTTGCCATCGTACGCCTCGCAAAATAGGCACATTTTAGAAATTCTCCTTTCTTTTCTTAGTAAATCCCTGTATAGATATACACAATACACACAAGATATAAGATTATATTTAATATATACTATACAGAGAT